AGGCAATCATGGGTATCGTTGTAGTTGCCAGTGTCATCGTTGCTGGTACCAAGACCCCTGATCCTAACACTGTAATGGGTAAGATATACAAGGTAGTCGAGTGGGCTTCTCTTACCTTTGGCAGGGCCAAGCAGACAGGCGATACGCCAGTTAAGAAGATCAAAGTTAAGGACGCCTAACGGTGCTATCTCTTGTAGGTAATCTTCTTGGATTTTTTACCAAGGTTATTCCTATGCTGTTTGCGTGGAAGGCAGGTAAAAGTTCTGCGGAGAAGGCTGTGCTTGAGCAAGCGTCTGAGATAGTGGAGAAAGCTAATGAAGTTGAAAGAGAGCTTGATCAGCTTAGTGATGATACTATTACTAAGCAGTTGCGTAAGCGTTGGCTCAAGCAAAAGTAATTGTAGTTGGGTCAAGCCTATCTATCTAGAACAAGAGGACAGGCTTACCCCTTCTACCTCCCGAAACATTCTAACTCATAACGAAACGTGGGAAAAGGTCTGTACCTAAGAAATTTATCCCCCTGAGAAGCCCTGTGAGTAGGGTTAGAGGAGGTCCAGGCTACCCACCCACCAGAAAGATAGCTAATCTCACCAGTGAGCTTCCTAGGTACCCTAGCGTTTAAATGGCGCTCCCGGCAGGACTCGAACCTGCAACCTACAGATTAGAAGTCTGTTGCTCTATCCATTGAGCTACGGAAGCTAATATAACTCTCCTTTACTTTGCGGATCAATCGTCTGAAGCTTCCCAAACTTATCATATGTTATGTAAGCAGCTTCGGTGGTGCTCATAACTCTACCATCTGACCCTACCACTTCAGTTCTAGTGATATGTTCTATACCTGTTGCGTTCTTCAAAGTCATAGTGCTATGACTAACATAGTTATGTACAGGAATTAAAGAGGACACAGGATCTACTGGTGGCACACTCATTCCATGCTAATCCCAAAGTCATCAGTGAAACCAGAATCTTTAAAGCCATTACCTTCCAGCGGAGGGGTGAGATATGTCAGGAGAATTTCACAAGCTTCCATAACTCCTCCATCTGCTGTGTCTTTTTTGACTTGTCTCAGGACAGCACACGCCACCTTCTCTGCCATGTTCTCGTCCATGTTTACTACATACGTTGTCATCAGGCTGCTCCTATATTTAATGCTTTACTAAGTTATCCAAAACTTTTTTATTAATTCTTTTTCTTACATTCTCCTGTTTTAAACTTAACTTTCTTTTTCCAAGAGTGTCCCAATAAAAATCATGTTCCCATTCAGTTAATAAATCTTTAGCAATAGCTAACTCTAAGGTTTCAGAATTAAGAGACTTACTCAGCTTTTCTTTTACCCTTAGAAGACAGGGGATAATTTTCTTAACATCTTCTTCGATATCCATAAACTTATTAACACATACGTTACCAACTATAACTGCTTGGTGGTTGTATACATTATCAAGATGACATAACTCCACTATAGGCGTGTGTCCACACAAGCAAGTTCTCATGTCTCCCAATGGAGCAAACGTGGCACCGCTAAAGTGCCATTCTTTTTTAGCTTCGTCCCACGTAGCCGCTTCAGATCGTTTAATAATCTCTGTTATTAACTTCCAAGGTGCTTCTCGTCCAGTTCTATCGTATCTAGTCTGGTCAACACTAAAGTATGTATCAGTGATGATGTCATACCCATCTCTATAAAACTCTTCACTATTCATTCTATGCTCCTATGTCTACTATCTCACACACGCCGCCAGCACATGCTAGCTCTTGTGATCCAGTTGTGGTGTCGCCCTGCTCGTACATCTGTAACTCTGTCCAGTCAATAACAGGGGGCATGTCTTTGAGTAGTGCACTGTAGTCCTCTCTCTTTATATCTTGGTACGGTGCTTGCTTATAAGAATGATCAGAGAACGGGAGGAAAGAAATACCAGACAGAGAATCAAAGTGATCCCAACACCAAGACCCTACCTCTAACCATTCGTTCTCCTTGACAGAGATTGTAACAGATGGCTTGTGCTCACAGTAGTTGTCAGCAATCTTGAGCCAGAGTTCTAGCTGTTCAATGGCGCTAAGACTATACCTAGTGATGGCATGGTCTGGACTCTTCATAGGAAAAGAGAACACAGTTACACTGTCAGGTGCCGTGAAGTCTGGCTCTGCTGGTACACCCTTGTCCTTCATAAACATAGTCAGTGGATCTTTGTTGTCTCCTCTGACTGTCCTGATATAGAACGGGTTGTGTCTGGCGTGTATACCAGAGGCAGCATCAACAAGCTGAGACACAGTACCGGAAGGCTTGACGCAGGTGACAGCTGCACTCTGCTTGATGCCTAGCTTCTCTGCCAGCTTCTTGTTAGTCTTAACAGCTACATCTCGTAACTGTTGGAGGGCTTCTGGAGAAGCATCGTACACAGCAGGGCAGTCCATAATCCCTGTAAGGGACACACCTAGCAGACGTTCCTCCTCTGTGGTATCCTTCCACCGCTTACGCAGGTAGCCGAAGTCTGTCAGTGTAGACTGGAAGGTACCAAGGATCGTGGCCAGCCTGATCTTTTCTTTCAGAGTAGCAATGTCATCCTCTGCTCTACAGATAACCTCTGACAGATTACAGAACTGATAGGGGCGTAGGATAATCTCACAGCAGGGGTTGGTGCCAAAGTCTACGTCACCGTCACGCCTACCGTTGGACGCTGCCTTCACCTGTGCAGATGCACGGTTAAAGATACCACGCTCTCCGCTCTTGCTCTCGTACAGGGAGATCCACTCTCTCATAAAGATACCCATGTCAGGCTTCTCTGTGTAGCAGACAGAGTTATTAGACAGTGCTCTCTGTTGGTTGTCCACCCACCAGTCACCGCTCTTAGCCTTACGCATACGCTCATCTGTCAGGTTAGATAGAGAGATCAGGGCAGATCTTCTGACTCCACCTACAACCACCACCTGACCTACCTTGCACATGATATCGTGACACTCTATAGAGGTGAGCTTTCTCCCCTTGGCTTTCTTAAAGGTCTGGGTGGTAAAGTCAAACAGTTCTTCCAAAGGTGCGGGACCAGATGCCCTACCACCAAAGACCTTGAGCCTTGCACCAGCTGGGCGTATCTTACTGGTGTCTATCTTAGGTACACGATTGGTATACAGGAGAGAGATAAGATCACGTAGTCCTCTGGCCCAACCTTCCTTTGAGTCAGTGACAGAGATAACATCGTCACTGTCCTCGAACTCTTTATCAGGTATGGTGGGTAGCTTGGTGATGTACTGACGTTCCACTGAGAACCCTACACCTGTACCGTTCATCAAGATATACAGACACTCATCAAAGGAACGGGGTGAGTCAACCGGGAGATAAGAACAGTTGTACCCTGACACGTTCTCTCTTGCCAGAGCAGGGCCAGCAGTCATCAGTGCACGCATAGAACCCAGCACCTTGAGACTGAGCATTGCGTCCCTGAGTTCTGCTAGTTCTTTACCAAAGAGATCATAGGTATAGTTGTTACTCAAGTGCTCCACCATAAAAGACAGGTACCTATCAATGGTTTCTTCCCAGGTCTCTCTTCTGTTCTGATCCTCTAACCAACGAGAGTAGCGAGACATATGAATAAAAGATTGGTAGTTGGTAGGTAGGGTTACTTCACCATTCGTCGCTGTCATTATTAATCTCCTCAGTTATAAACTCTAGCCAGTACTCAAACTGTTTGACGGTGTACTCGCTGGCAACGGGGCTGATATCTGCCAGCTTTTCGCCATCAAATATAAGCTCATCACCGCGCATTTCAAGTAGAGGGCTAGTCATTATAGTTAAAAAGTTCTGGATATTTCTTGGTCAGGTCAGACCGAATAGACCAGTAAACTGTTTTGGAAAACTCAAAAGGTTCAACCCATACCTTGACATTCTTTAAGCCCATGTCTTGGTATATCTTGCGTAGCTTTCTACATAAGAACTCTGACGCTTGCTTATCTCCTAGATAATCTCTCATGACGTACCTTCTTCTAAGAGTTGCAGCTGAAGTTCGATGTAGTGCTTCGCCTTCTCAAGGTCTTGCACATTTGAATTGACCGAATACCTAGTGACATATTTTACTACATTACCCATAAGAAAACCAAGCTTGTTAGATTCAATGTACACAACTGGTTGAATACTACAGTTTTTATAGTGGTCACCACCCACCTGTTTATCCGTTGGTTTCTCCATTAATTGATCCTTTCTCTTGAATAGAATATGTGCTTACCTATTTGTGCCAGCCGCTTGTAAGTACGCGACCAGAAAGGTCTAACATATATTGCATGGTAATGTAAAGCTTTTTTTACAGAAAAAATTTCCACACCCTCTGACAGAAGTCCAGCAGCAGAGAGTGCATCATGGTAAGCTACTGAATCTGTTACCTCTTCTGGCTTACCGTCGCACCAGTAACTGAACTCACACTTATGTTTAACAGGGTGACCATTGGCATGTACTCTGCCTTGGTGTACCACAGAACATACATCGTCAGGGAAGAGAGGGCTGGCAACTCTTTGCAGGATCACCTGACCCACTGCCAGCTGACCTGTGAAAGGTTCGCCTCTGCTCTCAAAGTAGATAGCCTCTGCCATACATATCATCTGCTTATCAAGAAACCCACGCATCTCTAGTTCAGCTATTGCGTGGGCTGTGGTTGGTAGTATAAGCAGAGAGATACTAATTAGAATCTTCATGTAGTATTGCATTGATCCTTTTCCGTACAAAAGTTTTCTCCTTGGTCTTGATTACCTGTCTTGCAAAAGATTTAAAAGCGTCTGGGTCTATACCTGCCAGTTCACATACACTGTCTCTGTCCTGCGCTGTCACCCCCACTGATGCAAAGATCCACGCCTCTGCCTGTGATCGGGCCAGCTGTATCTCCACGTTGTCATAACTTTGAGGTGGCTTGGTTGCGTCAAGAAGTTGCTGAAGAATAACACAGAGCCAGAGAACTCTCTCAGGACTGTGATGATCGTGCACTCCCTCCTCCAATGTCTGGAGCATAGCGTCACTACTTCTCCTCTTCATCACTCAGTCTTTCTACTTTTACTATGTCCTTGTGTTTAGTTCTTGTTGTAGTTTTGTTTAGTATACCACTTAAACAACCTTGATTATACCCGTTTTCTTTTGACCATTTGGTCAGATTGTCAATGATAATTTCTCTACCAGTGTCAAAGGTAATTCTGTAGGGACCTTTAGAATTGGCTGCACTCCATTTCTTTTTGTACTCAGGATCATCTCGGGTTTTTTTCTGTTTCTTTCTGAACTCAGGATCAGCCCACCAAGCTTTAACAGATGCAATCCTTTTCTTTCTGAACTTAGGATCACCCCACTGAGCTTTAGCAGATGCACTCCTTTTCTTTAGGTACTCAGGATTATAATATCTGTTTTTTATAAACTCAGGGTCTTCAAACCTTTCAAGAGGAGTATAGAACCTGACCCCGCCTATGTTCTTGTTATAGTAAGCTGGCTCATCTGATCCTTCGATGACAGCGGTGAGGACATGGTGCTTCATCTGATAGTATTGTTCGTAGTAGTGTACACCTCTCTTTGTTTTATATTCTTGTATGATCTCAAACTTAAACCGTCTCTTGCCTAGCTTGTCAATGTCCTCGTTCAAGTCCTTTGATGACGAGGTATAGACACGCCAGTTGGAGGGCTTGTGCCTCTTACGCTTACGCATCTGCCAGTACTGCTTACACCCAATGTATTGCTTGGTGGTAAGTTTATTGGTGATGACGTATACAAAACCAAAGTACTCATCAGGTTGTGGAACTCTGGTCTTGTCATCTCTAAACGTCCAGTGCATCTAAGTCCTCCGCGCCTACGATATAGTTAACAGGGTACCTTGGATTGTATTGTTTCTCACGTTTCTTTTTGTCAAAGTTTTTCCTGCTAATCTTTCCTAGCACGGTGACATCTTTGAGATTGTTCTTGTTAATATAAACAAGCACATACTCATCTGGTTTTCTTTCTTCGTATTCTTTCTTAGGTATCTTTAACTCTGTACCGGAGGGGCCAAAGGTGCTGACCTTGACCTCAACTGTTGAGCCGTCCTCTTCAAAGTCGTACCCGGCATCTCCTCTCTCGTAGATACACTCATCTATCTTGGAGCCAGTGACTTTGTGGTAGGCGTACTCACCTAGGATACCTAGCACATGCGACTCGCCAGTGTACAGCTGCTTGGTAGGGACGGCGCTCTTGTCTCTGAACGATGGGTGCTTGGCCATGTGACGCTTCACCCCTAGTCCCTTACAGTAGTCAAGCTCATCTTGTGTAAGTGTAAGTCCTGTGCTCATACAAAGTCCTCCTCTACTCTAGGCAGTTTCTCCACATGGGTAAAGAACTCTGGTCCATTGGCGTAGTTAAATCTCCTAAGACCTACCCCGTTGTTTGCATCCTTCCAACACTCAACCTTGAAGTCGCAGTACTTACACCCAACAGGTAGCTTGTGATTACCTGATGCATCCTCCACAGGTTTGTAACACCTGTCCGGTGGTGCGTCTTGTACCAGCGCCTCCTTTAGAAAGTCTATTCGTTCTGGTGCGTTGATCTTTTTTAGATTTACATTGAGAAGATTTAGTTCACCGCTGCTCTTGTCAACTGAAAGGAAGTACCCCTTACCTTTGCCCAAGGCGTTGGCATAAGAACCTAGCTGGTACATATAACCGAAAGGATCTTGGCCCTTTGCTACGGACCCGTCCTTAAACTTTTTAAAACCATACGGAGAAGCAGACTTAACATCAACCAGTTCTCCGTCAATAACACAATCAATATGACCATCAACTCCATTCACTGTAACTTTCTTCTGGCAATCTTCTACTGTGTGACCTGCTTCTCTTACAAGAAGAAGGATGAGGGCTTCCAGTACGTGACCAAAGACAAACCGCATTCTATTTGATGTTGTTAGATTGGGTCTGTCATACCCCTGATATTCATACCAAAGTTTACGGTCCTCTCTCCCCACTGCTGAAAGTCTCATCCTCCCCTTTGCACTGTAGGAGTTACCCTCGGAGAAGAACCTCTTCATAACCTCCTCCATCTCCTCCAGAAAGAGAGCAAGATTAGTCTCATCTACAGACCCACCATTCTCTAGTCTCTCTTCTATATCCTGTAGAAGAGAACCAATCTTGCTCTTTGGCATGGCTTAACCTACGAGCTTGTAACGAGTGTAGGTTCCACCATCAGGCATTGGAACGCGGATCGTAAGTATATCGTGCCCCTTCTTACGCAAGGCTGAGATAGCCGCCGTCAAGTTCTCAGCCCATCCACGTTCAATGCTTGTCTTACGAGTGACACGGTTGCCCTTCTTCAAGGCGCGAAGAATGCGAGATTGTGCAGTTGATTTAGCCATAAAGTTTCTCCTTTCCCTAGAGGCTTACAGATTCAAAGTCTTCAGAGGCACGCTGCGGTTCTCCTTGGAACCCGCCCTCTATAACAGTGAACCCTCCCTCCTTCTCGTAAGGCACCAACTGTATCACCTGTAACCCGCTAAGATACAGCACTGTCTTACCAGAGGCAGGGTTCTGCCACTCGTTGAACTTAACATTGACAAGCGAACCATTACCGATAAGCGTACCTGTGATATCGTTACGATCAGCATCGACAATCTGAGGAGGACGCTTGGGGTTGTTCGCTTTATCAAAAGCCCGTGACTTAAACGTGAAGTAGAAGTCGTCACTGGCATGACCCTTTCCATAGAGGAGAGTGGGCTTACCGTTTAACTCACGTCCCTTCCCGTCATCGACAGCTTCTTGACTACCGTCTCGAAGGCTGGCGTCCATGTCAAAGGCTTGGAGAACAGCACCTGCTGTCTCGTCTAAAGTAATATCTACTGTCCACTGCTTCTCGTATGGACCAGTGGTGTTGTAGAGTTGAGAGGGATTGTTGGGATCAACCTTTGCCCAATATGCTTTTCCCTGAATAATTCCCATTAGATATTTCTCCTTTCCATCTGTTATCGTGAGAGGTATATAGCAAACTTAAACCAGTTTGTCAACAATTTTTTTTCTGCTAGAGTTTAATTGTTCTTCGAGTTCGTAAACATTATTCTTTAGGATTTCATTTTCCATGTATAGTTCACTGTGCGTTTCAGAGACAGTGATTAATTTTTTATCAGGCCCAGAGTATTCCACTCTTATAAAGTTCTCTCGTTCTAACTTAGCCAAAATATACTGCACTCCAAAGTCAATGTGTTTCTTCATCGAAATGAAATGAGTAATCAAATAGGTTAGAACGATGACGAGAAGGACCAGTGCTGTGTGTATATAGATATCCACTTTATCTCTCCTTTCTAGTGGGTCTGCGCCCAGCTTGTTCCTACTTTATATTCACCATCAAGAGGACAACGTAGCTTGTAGTATTCTCCTGCTTGCTTGATGGCCTCAACGCCTAGCTTTCCTACCATATCTCCCTGCTCTTTGTCAACCTCTAACTGCCACTCATCGTGGACATTGGCTACAAAGATGGCATCCAGTTCCTGTTCTTTGATAAGGTTGTCAAGGATCACCAGTGCTCTCTTCATCAGGATGGCAGAGCCACCTTGTAAGAGCGTGTTCAAGGATGCGTGTACGGTGCGTATGTGCAGGGTCCTGTTGTCTAGACCAGCAATCCAACCGTTGTTCTCAGCTGCTCGGTTAACCTTGGTCTTGAGATCTTGAAAGGATGACAGATTTAAAAAGAACCTGTCCATAATCTGCTGCCCTTCCTTGGCACCTTTCCCAATGATCGAACCTATCTTGGCAGCACCGGCCCCGTAGAGAAGTGCATAGATAAATGTTTTCGATTGTGAACGTGAAGGTAACTCTGCCAGCTTCTGGTTGTAGGAGTGTATGTCACCGGAGACAACCTGCGTTGTGTAGTCTGCGTCCTTCATGTAATGGCAGAGCATCCTCAGTTCAATGGACGATGCGTCTACGCCCACCAATACTTTCTTATCTGATGGCACGGCCCAGCAAGAGCGGCACTCCTCACCATACGGCGAGTGCACAGCCGGGACCTGCGCCATGTTGGGAGAGGCGTGAGCCATCCTCCCGGTGATTGTCTGGAGCGTCAGCACTCTCCCGTGTACCCTACCTGTGTTGGGGTGTATTGCTTCTAGCCAAGACTTAACCTGCGCTGCTCTCTTCTGTAGCATCAGGTACTCTGACAAGACCTTGGCCTCGTCCATGTCAATGGTTGCCAAGGTAGTCTCGTCCACCACTACGTTACCTTTATCAGTGTGCTTCTTAGGTTTCCAGCCACGCTCCATCAACCTCTCTGCAATCTGCTTACGAGAGCCGGGGTTGAATGGTTCGTACTTTACCTTGGTCTTTAACTGTATCTCTTTCGGCGGGAATATCTCCTGCATTCTATCGGTGATACTGGTTAGCTTCTCGGAGAACTCTGCGCTCAAAGACATAGCCTTGAACTCATCAAGGTAGAAACCATTGACCTCCTGTTGAGAGGTGATGGCTTTGACCTTGTGCTCTAGTCGGATACTGTCCTTGCTGAATCTACCAGACATGATCGTGGTGATATGGTGATAGACTTTTACCGTGAGCTTTACATCGTTCATGCAATAGATACCCATGTCCTCTGTGTACCCACGATAGAAGTCTTCCTTCTCCATGTCCATCTTGGGGAAGCGTAACCTACCACCCCACGCCTCTAAAGAGTTGCCTCCGTCCCGTCCCGGTTTCTCTAGCTGACATAGAAGGAGCACATCTGTAACCTTATCCACAGGTACGCTGATGCCCCACAAGAGATCAAGAATAGGCAGATCGAACTGTAGAAGATTAAATCCCATAACTTCTTCGACATCTTTCATAAACTCCTTAAATTTGAGACGATCACTTTCAAGAAACAGGCGGGTCTCACCAGTGTCCAAGTCCTCTGTGCCTACGCACCAGATACGGTCTGGTTCAAACCCATTAGTTTCTATGTCAAGACAGATTCGCATTGGTCTCCTCGCCATCGTCAATTGTTTCTAACTCAGGATCTTTATCAGGATCTTCGATCTGTGTCAAGCGTCCTGTGTTCCTGTCGTAGTGGAGGTGACAGGCAGGACCTGTTAACCCAGCGAAGCGGTTCTTGAGTACACGTATCAGCGTGACGTTTCTCCGGTACAGGTCAGGGTCTTGCCCGTTACGTTCCAGACCTATGACCATGTTACTCAGCTGACCTATGCCAGCGGTGCCGCGCAGTTCAGAGAGTGAGGTCTGTCCTCCCTCTTCGTGTGGCTTACCAGCGGGGCGCTTGGAGTGACTGACCATGCCCAGCCATATGTCTAGCTCAATGGTCAAGGTCTTGAGCTTGGTGGCGATCTCGTCCAGTGCCTTGCGCTCATCACCTGCGCTCTGATCACTGACCAAGATAGAGATATGATCAAGGAAAATGTACCGACAGTCACAGCCGTACCGCATGTACCTGATGGTGTTGACAATGGTGTCTATGTCATTCGATCCAAAGGAGTCGAAGAACGCATACCGCCCTGTGCCTAGCGTGTCGTTGAAGGCACCGTCCCACTCGTCCTGTGTAAACTCTGTGGTGGGTAGGTGCAGGGGCTTACCTGCAGATAGGCTCATCATCCCCCTTGCTGCGTCCTCTATGGGGTCCTCCAGAAACAGGAGACCTATGTTCTCCTCGGTGTGCTGCTGTATGTGGTAGCTCAGTTCGCGGAGGACCTGTGTCTTACCCATGCCAGAGCCAGAGGTGATGGTCCACATCTCTCCTTTCCGAATGCCGTAGGTCAGATCCTGTAGTCCCTCCCAAGGTAGCTTGAGGCTCTCAGGTGTGGGCTGATTGCGTAGCCTGTCGAGCAGGTCCTCGCCCCGGATAATGTTGGCAGGTGTATACTTCTCAGCGGAGAACCAACAGTTGGTAAACTCTTTCTGCTTGTTCTCCTTCAGGTACTCGGAGGCGTCCTTGAGCTGGAGCTTGACGATCTTGGCCTTGTTGGGAAAGAGTTGAGCCACTGCATTGGCAGCGTTGATACCGTCCTCGTCATTGTCAAAGCAGAGGGCTATGGTAGGAAAGCTATCTAGATATTTATAGTTTTGTTTGCAACTCTTCAAAGCATTACCTGCACCGTTCTGAACGGACACAACAGGATAGCGAGAGCCTAGCAGTTGGTAGCAGGAGAGTGCGTCTAGCTCTCCCTCCACCACGGTGATGGCCTTGGCAGTGTTCGCGCCGAACAGTTGTTGACCAAAGAGTGTAGCTGCTTTGGATGAACCTTCCCAGAGAAAAGACTTACCCCTTCCTCTGACCTTGTTGGCAATGTGAACACCACTGGTGTCGTGGTATGGATAGTAATGATTTGTTTCTTTTCCTTGATCATCGTGCTTGACACTTACACCAAAAAACTTAGCGGTGTCCTTGGTAATCTTACGATCAGGGATTTCTGACACAACACCAGAAGATAGGTCTATGGATTGTTGTGTTAGATCTGGACTAAGAGCATTCATTTGTATGTCTTCTCCTTCTATTCCTAGTTCTTTGTTGGTGTAGTGTTTCTTTTCACACTTACCGGAGAAACAGTGACCACCGTCCTCGTAGTAACTGAAAGCATCTGAACTCTTACCACATGGACAGGGTTGATGAGACTTTATCAAACCATCTTCAGGATTGTCAAACACTTTTTTATAATCCTTTCTAAAAATATATATTTATATAAATATTTATTATTATAATTTATATAAATATATTATAATTAAACTTAGAAGAAGGGTTAGGAAGTGACAGTGGCACGGGTTTAGACATAGGTATACTATCAACAAGAACCACTATGGCACTTATCCTCTCCCTTCTTCAGCCTTCTCCCTCGTCTGGCTAACCTAGTGCTAGTAGCGCAATCAAGCAACAGGCAGCGTAGAAGTACACTACATAATACATTCAATCTCCTTTGTCAAGTGAAAACTTATCGTCCTCTTCTAGGTTGTCTAGTCTATCGTCTATGACATTCTTCTCGTACCTGTCCACCACAGTGGAAAGGACAGACAGTCCCAGGTATACACCATTGGTCACCGCGCTACTGCACCCGTGCAAGAACAGTGCCAAGATACCTAAGACTATAAATCTTTTCATCTTGCTGGCCACCAGTCTGGTGTACGTGTGTACGCCCACTTGGCAAACCCAGACTTCTCCCCTATGTAGTAGTTGCGATAGGCTTTGACCGCATCATCTTGTATCTTGTATTCATCAGGCATACACTGTGGTGGTTGTGTGTACTCTTCGGGAGCAAATGCCAGATGCAATGCGTAGGGTGGTGTTTTCAGTACCTCTCTTAACTTGGCATCTGTCTTGTGTACCTTGTTAAACCTGTGCGTGTACTGATCACAGAGAAACTTGAACAGGTGATAGGCCCACTCATACTGTAGGCGTGATCCTTGGACCCACTGTGTAGAGGGGTGGTTCAGATGAGCAGTCTTGTACATGCCGTACTTGTCTGCTCTCTCGTCGCCGTCAAGATACCTGTGTGCAGTGCATAGCATCTGCGCTGTCTCTAGTATCATCTTGACACAGTGCTTATCACAGTGCATCTCGGCTGCGGTGAGAGGGTCAGGGTGTAGGTAAAATATATTCATTCGTCTAGCTTCTCCTTCCAAAATAACTTGCACCATTGTTCTTTGGCCCAAGGTGTCAGGCGTTCCCAAGGTGCACTACGAGGGTTCTTCTTACCATAGTGGTGTTCCACCTCCTCGTCAATAAGTTTCTCCAAGGGTGACATGGTGGCGAGAGATAGCATTATACCTTTAGTCTCATCTGTCTAGGGTCAGGGATATCTAGCTCCTCATCAGGTAGGCCAGAACTCTCGTCTATAAAATTGAGGAACTTGTTAACGTCCTCTATCTCTATGGCCTTCACCGCATAGTCAACGTCTACTATGCTATCCATGTAGGACCATAGGATCTCTGGTACCTCGTCGTGGCTTTGATAGTTATACTTCTTAGGCTTACTCATCTGCGGTTCTCCTTGTTGGGGTTTAGTAGTAAACGGCTGGTATGGTCCTTGCTTCGTAGAGTTGCCCCTCCACAAGCCACTCCTAACGGCCACCGTAGCCGCCACGATTTAAGTCTCACGCAGAGCCGGAGCTTTTTTTGTGAGTGTCATCCCACTTACTGTCATCGGTTGCCCTAACCGACTAGGCACTGACAAGGTGCCGCGCTGCTTAGATATCATAATATTCTTTTAAGGTCTTGAGCTTTTCGTCAGCGTTGGCCAAGGCTTGCACCTGTGTATCCACTGCCTCTACGAGATCAGGGTGTTCCCCTATCCCGGCGGGGTGGTCAGTGTATACAGCTATGTTGGCAAGTGCTCGGGCAATCTCGGCATCATATTGCAGTACCAATGCTTTTAGTAGTGGATGGTGTCCAATGTATCGTTCCATTTTTTGTATCCTTCTGGGTAAGTTACTTCAATAGATCTTCGTGTTTTACCTGCTTCTCTCGTCTTATGTTATTAACCTCCGCTCCAGAACCAGTGAGATATTTTGGAACACTCACTGCCTTACGTTCTGTATATCTCTCTAGCCAAAGCTTTAATTTTTTAAACATGAGCCCTCCTAAAAATAAATTTATAATCCAGTGTCTCGGTAGATGTCAACAGCCTTTTTTATTTTCTTCCTGTTGTATTTTGTTTCAACCTTTTCAACAGGATGGCCCTTGTTCCA